CCACAAGAGCTATGGGGGGGGGGGGCTCTTAATTTTCTGGAATCGGGCCTGGGGGTACTTTCGATGGGGCCCACTGGAATATCTTATTGACCTTAATCTCCCCCAAAAATATATTTTCAAAAACCAAGCTACGCTAAAGGAGTCCCAAGTGTGGATTCCCACCATTCTTGCTCTTCTCCCCAAACCTGCTATACTAATTACCAACTACAATCGGGCGGCGCAAACTGCGTCCACCATTAACCCTCGGCGGCGAAACATGACCCTGGCAGAATTGCAAGAACGGTGGGCGACGGCGGATCACGCGGAGCTGGCAGGCTCGCCGGCGTTTGAGGATACACAAGCGACAAAAGATGATTCCCACGATTCCAGCCCCATACAGTGCCCCGAAGGGGATTAAGGGCTCGCGGGGGCGGGGGTTGGCCTATGAGCGGCGGGTTGGGAATTGGCTCTCAGCACAGGCGGCCCAACTCGGGTGGGTGCTCCATAACCACCCATGGCTTGAGGGTCCGTGTCAACCAGACTTTGTATTGGAATCCCCCTCGGGTGGGCTTGTGATTGTGGAAGCCAAGCTAACAGAAACAGATTGCACAAGACAAGCAACCAAATACCGGAGTGTACTTGGGGATGTGCCCTTTGTGCAAATATGCCGCCGGCTCAAGAACCCGCCCACCATACGGGACTTTTGTGAACTAACTTATAATGATACTTTTTTGCTCTGGATCTAGCCGTGCCCACTATGTCAGCTCGCACAATGCTCTCGGCTGATGAAGCCGATGAAATGTTTGTTGAGCCCCGTCCCACTTGGCGGCGCCGGCCTTGCCGTGCAACCTCAGCGGCGGCAATGCCAGAAGAAGAGTTGATTGACAAATTGGATTCCTATTTTAATGACAGGTGGGAAAAAGACCGGCACCCGACTTTTTGTGATCTCGCCGGCGCGACTGGATTCGATTCTGTAACCCAACTCCTAAACCATGCGCGGCGTAAAGGCGGCAATACCATGCGAGCTATTTCTCGTGCATTATTGGCTGTGGGGGCGGGATATGAAGAGCAAGCTCAAGATGGCTCGCGCACGGCCATTGCTATGTTGGAGCGACTGCCGCAGTTTGATTCGGAAGAACCCTCCGAGCAAATCCCTGTGCTCCCTTTCCAGCGTCAGCAAGAAGTGCAAGTCAACATCAGCGGCCTTCAACGGGCCGCTGAGCAAGGTCAACAACTAACTGCTCAAGAAGCCTACCTCAAAATCATCAAACACAAAACATTCAAGGAAGTGGAAGCGGATGTCATGGAACTGGAAAAAACAGAAGACGGCACATACTCGGTACTTGAAATTTCGGAGGACGAATGAATTACCGGCCGAATAGAAAAATTGCTACTGCAGGTGGAATTGGTGTGCCACTCGCAATTATTATTGCTTGGGGATTGACTCTGGTTGATGTGCAAATGCCGGCCGAGGTATCTACTGCTCTTGGTGGCATTATTTCTACCCTTATCGCATATATAGTTCCGGAGTCCAAGAATGAGCCGTAGACTTGATAAGATGTTCGAGCGTGAGCTAGCAAAGGCTCGCATGGAAGTGGCGGCAGAAGAAGCACCTAAAAAGCCCATGAAGGTGGCGCCCTTAGAAAAGGCTTCCAAACCAAAGGGGCTTTTCGGCAGAGCCCTTGGCGCTATAGATGAGTATAAGAAAAAACTAAAACAATACTAAATGCGCGTCCTTCAATACCAACAGCAGATTAATTGGGCTGACCCAGCTCAGGATTACGAACGTATCCTGAAAATGCGCCGGGAAAACATGCTGGAACTTTCCCGCAATCCTGCGGCTGTGCCCAAGTTGCTCGAGCATTATAGCCAAGGTCGGTGGGCGGAATTCATTTCCGATTGGGGAATGACCTACGATCCTCGGGAAGTTGACCGGCCAGAAATAATGCATCGGCCCTTTGTGCTTTATGAACGCCAGATCCAATATGTTGATTGGGTATATCAGCGATTTAGTAAAAGGGAAAGGGGATTAAATAAAAAGTTCCGTGGCGCGGGCGCCTCTTGGCTGGATGCGGCCATTTCGGTAATAGTTTGGCTCACGATACCAAATGCTATTATTACCTTGGGTTCCCAAAAGGCAGAGAAGGTTGATAATGGGGATGCAGATCCGGATTCCCTGTTTTGGAAAGTGCGCCATTTTATTCGAGACCTTCCCTCCTTATTTGTGCCTCCTGATTGGGAAAAGCGTTCCAAAACAATGGTAGTGCATAATCCATCGAATGGGGCTGTTATACGAGGTGAAATCGGTGATCAGATCGGCCGTGGCGGTCGAGCCTCTCTTGTATTTGCAGACGAATTTGCAGAATTAGAACATCCAGAACGGGTTGAATCCTCCCTTGCTGCTACTGCGGATTGTGTACTTTATGTGTCCACAATCCCAGAAGTAGGCTATATTGGCTCCAAGTTCTACGAACTTGAGCACCAAATGCCGGACGAGCAATTGTTCTTCTTTGAACTCAAAGATGATGAGCGCATTTGGGATGATCGGACCAAACCATTAGAAGAGCAAAAATGGTATCGGAAAAAACAGAGTGAGCTATCTCCCAATATTTTCAATGCACAATACTTATTAACAAATACCGAAACGGCGACTAATGCTTTTGTCTCTGCCTATTTGATTGATCAGGCCAACGAGTATCCAAAGTCCCTTGTTGAGCAAGCCTTTGATGTGCCTTGGCGAATTGGTATTGATGCCTCTGGGCGAGGCGCCGACAAGACCATAATCTGGCTTCGCAAGGGGCGGGTCAATTTAGAGTGTATTGAGCGGGATCGAATCGACGGTGTGAAGCTTGCACTGCTTGTTCAACAAGAAGCCAAGCGGTTATTGCAGACAGGGCCGATTGAATTGGTTTCGATTGAGTATGATGGACCTGGGGGATCGTGTGCAGACCAACTAGAGTACTCATTTCTAAAGCCCGTTCTGGTCGCCATGCATACAGGAGTCAAAGTTGTAGATGGAAAGAACTATAATCTTCGAGCATGGCTTCATCGACAGGCGCTTGAGTATTTGGAGAATGGCCTCTGCCAGATTCCCCATGACAATATATTCCGTACCCAAGCCACGGCAATACAAAAAGACTCAAAGGGCGGACTATTGTTAATTGAGAGTAAAGATGATTATCGAAAACGTTTTACCGCAAATCGCTCGGCGCTTGCCAAAAAAGCAGGCAAGTCTCCAGATAGGTGGGATGCTTTCGTACTTACTTTCGCGCCCCCAACCGGCAAACCTATTCATACAGTAGCCACAAGCTCTTTTACTGGAATTCCCACAAAACAGGGGTGGCGGCCTCTGGATCAGGTTATGGGTTATTAGTTGATCGTGTAGACACATTTGGTTGCCAAAAGTACCCACATTTAACCTAACGGAAACACAATGCTTATCGACTCCCCCTCCAATTTCGGGCTAAAAACCATATCCGAAAAGCTTGCAAAAGAACGCGACGGCATAATTCGTGCGCGCAAAGAGAGTAAGCTAGAAGAGATATGGCAAAAAGCCCGCGAGCAATATCAAGGGATTGATGACAAGAATAAGGTAGGAGGGGGCAAAGCTACTACTCTTGATGGTCCAGTGCTTACTTCAATGGGTAGCCGTGGAGAAGAAGACCGTTCTACCGTATTTGTAAACATAACTCGCCCCTACACAAATGCGGGCACAGCCCGAGTTGCAGATATATTACTTCCTACTGGAGGCAAACGTAACTGGGATCTTAAGCCTACTCCTGTAAGTGATGTAGCTTTGCTCGCGGCTATTTTACAAGAGTACCCAGGTCTCCAACAAGCTCTCCCCGAGCCCATGCAGGCCCGTCTTGCGCAAACAGAAGATGAACGGGAAGCGGCCATAAAGATAGCTCGGAAAATTATCGAGGATTGGCTAACGGAAACTAAATGGCATTCGGAAACCCGAAACCAAATAACTGAAGCCGGCAAAGTAGGCACCGGCGTACTTAAGGGGCCATTCGCCAAAAAGCGTAAAGTAAACCCAGAACTAGAACAATTCATTGCTTTCGTTCCATCCGTAGTACAAGATCCAATCGAAGCCAAATTACTCCAAGACCAACTCAAAACCCGCCTGCTCTATCAACCCGCTGTTGAATGTATTCCGGTTGAAAATTGCTATCCCGACATGCCCTCGTGCGGGAATGATATTCAAAATGGGAGGTTCTTCTGGGAAGAAGTACCTTCGGTAAGTCGTTCCACACTTCAAGAGGATCTGGCGGACGAAACTTACTTTGCTTCCCAAATCCAAGCCTGCCTTGAAGAGGGACCGCAACCGAACAAAGCAAAAGGGGAAACAGTTGATAAAAAGAAAAAGTCCTTTACCCGGTGGCGGCGGACAGGAGAACTTGACATTACGGAATTACTTACCGATGAGGAAAAATCCTCACGAGTTGTATGGGTAGAGTTAGAACTAATCAATGACCGGATTGTCAAAATATCCGCGCCTCCCCTAGACACCAAGCGATTCCCCTATAATATATTATTGTGGGAAGCTCGCCAAGATTCTTGGGCCGGCATTGGTATTGCTGAACAAATTGAAACACCCCAGCGCGGGTTGAATGCTTCGGTTCGCGCTGGCAATGACAACATGGGCTGGAGTGTTGGGTTTCAGCTTATTTTGGGTAAGGGGCTTGAAGCCCTGGATGGAAATCCCACATCTATCCATGCTTACAAAATTTGGCGAGATGCGACCGAATCTTTGGCGGCTATCACAGGGACAGAGCGTAACCCAAAAGATGCTCTCGCTACTATCGAGTTCCCCAATCATTTGGAAAAAATCCTTCCGTGGATTAACTTCTGGCTTCAGATGGCAGAATCCACCACCGGACTATCACTCCTAATGCAGGGCCAAAAGGCAACTGATTCGGTGGGCGTAAGCCAAATGCTCATGAATTCATCCACCACCAACTTGAGAATGTTTGTCAAGCATTGGGATGATGATAATTGCTCCCCCATAATTCAAGGCTTTTATGAATGGGTACAATTGTATGGTCCCGATGCAGCTAAGAGTGATGCAGTAGCAGCAGCGCTCGGGTCATCCACCCTTATTACTCGGGAACTCCAACAACAAGCTCTTATTCAATTGCTGGATCGTACAGTGCAGCCAGTATATGGAAAGAGCCCCAAGAAGACAATGGACATGTTCTTGGAGAGTATGCAGTTCGAGCCACGACAACTAGATTTAGATGCTGAAGAACAGCAGCAGCTCGAAGCAGCTTCCAAGGAGCCAGATCCCAAAGTCACAGTCGAGCAGCTCCGCTCCGACACCGATAAATTTATTGCGGGGTTGAAAGATAATACAGACCGCCTTAAAATAATGTTGGACGCACAAATGAAGGGGGAAAGTTTGGAGCAAGCTGCTGAATCCGTTGCTACCCAAGTAGAAGGCAATATTGCGCTTGAGGCCGTGAAGCAAGATGGGGAGCGGGAAAAGGAAGAGCTTAATCCTCCAAAAGAGCCCGCCCCACCTGAAGGCGAACCCACAACTGAGCAGGCTATGAATATCCTGGGGCTTTCTGAATGAGCATATTCGATCTTCCCAAACACACAACCTACCAGGAGTTAAAGGTGGAAGACCTGGGTCGAGGTCTTTATGTGGATCTCCACCAGTTACTTGACATTTTGAACAAGCGAGCTATACTCTCACTAAGAACCGCAGGTACGGTGGGCGCCGAAACCCGCATTGCAGATTTTGAACGTGGCCGATTTGACGAACTAACTCAACTATACAAAGCACTACATGAACACCTACCCAAAGCATAGTTTGATGGAAGAAGAACCTGGCGCGGCCGGAGAAGGGCCTCTTGATTCGGGAGCTGACGAGAGCGTTAATTCTGATCCCGAATATTTGTTTGGTGACGTGACATCGGATGAAGCAGCGGAACGATTCGGTTATTTGCGCAACCTCCCGGAGCAGCTCCGGGGACTTGAGGCACGAGTAGGGGAATCGGTTTCGCCTTTAATGGAGCAACTTCAAAGCCTTCAACAAAATGTGGGCTCCCAGCCAGTCTTCGACCCCAAGCTCGAAAAAGTACAAAGTGTATTGAAAGACTACGATCCGAATTTGGCAGAAACATTATTGCCAGCTTTAATCGAAGACCTCAAGGGTTCTCTGAACATAACCCCGTTGGGTGCCGAGGCCATTCAGCCTCATGTAAATCCCATGCTGGAAAACGCCCAACAAACAATGGTTGAGCAGTTGGTGCCCCTTTTGGCATCCAGTCTCCCCTTCGATCCCAATGAGTTGGTAAACCGTGACCCAACAAATCCGGATCAAATTCGTGAGCCCCAAACGGCTTTGCAAAAAGATTTTGCAACATGGTGGGAACAGACGGATATGCCTACCCAAAATGCGCTGGCCTCAATAGGCATTCCCTATTTGAAGGCACTCCAGCAATTCGGCAAATGGAGGGCCGAACGCATGAAAGGACAGGGACAGGCAGCCGGAGCTGCATCCGCTCGCCTAAGCAGTGCGACCCAACCCTCAACGGCAGGTCGCCGAGAATCGCCGTCAAATGAGCTTCTAACTGAAGAAGACGGCTATAAATACTATTTGCAAAAGCAACAGCGGAGCTAATAAATGGCTGGTCATAAGTTTGCAACAGATACTGCTCGAATTGGTGCAGTAAAAGGCATGATGCTCGAAACGGCAATGTTCGAGGAGTGCCTCGGCGCTGCTGGTGATACTATTCCCATGCCGCGAAATCAGGGTGAGACGTATAAGTGGAAACGCTTTATTCTTCCCTCTGGCACCGACAACGTTTGGATTGCTGCGGGTGGCGATGATGAGTTTGTGGATGAGCACAAGACGGCTGAGGGTGTTACCCCGAGTGCTGATAGTGTAACTTCCACGATCATTACGGCAACCCCAACTCAGTATTCCTGTCTTTATACCTACACGGACAAGACGGCGGAACTGTATGAGGATGATATTCCGGCGCAAGAGGTTGAGTTCGCCGGACAACGTATTCGTCTCGTGCGTGAAATGCACAACTATGGTAAGTTGAAGGCGGCTACCAACGCCTTTTATGCTGGCGGCACTTCCACGGCCACAGTCAAAGCTACGGTCTCCAAGAATCTGCTGGACAAGGTAAAGAGGGATCTAAAGCGTTATTATTGTAAGCCGCAGTACAAGGCACTGAAGGGCTCCACGGATTACGCCACGTATCCTATTCAGGCTTCCTATCCGGTGTACGCGCATACGGATTTGGAGTCTGACATTAAAGACCTTCCCGGCTTCAAGGATGTTGCCGAGTATGGCGCCAACCAAACCATTTCCCCGAATGAGATCGGCTCTTGGGGGCAGTTTCGGTTTATGGTGGCTCCTGAGCTGACTTATTACGTAGGTGGTGGCGTTGCGGTTGCTTCGGCGCCAACTCTGAAGGCCGACGACTCCACTAACGTGGATGTATACCCAATGATCGTATTGGGAGCTAACGCCTTCAAGCAAGTTGCTTTGCGCGGCCTCAATTCCATCGATGCCAACCATATCCCGCATGGTGTGAGGGATAAGAGCGATCCTGGTGGCCAGCGTGGCTATGTTTGGGCTTCCACTTGGCACGCGGCAGAAATCACCAACCAGGATTGGTTAGCCGTTATTGAAGCTGGCGTAACCGACCTGTGAGGTTAACATGGCAAAAGTAACCGAACTGCTCAATGCTGTTGCAGTCGGAACGCCGGAATATAAGGCGTTGCGGAAGTTGTTTGATTCCGTAGCGACTGTTCCAGTTCCGTTAGCTGAGGTGTTTGAGACTGATGCTACCAACATCACTCCCATTACTAACGCTACGGGACCGAAGCGGGACTCTGCAAACGGTGATACCGACTCGGGTATTGTGATTACTTGGGTGGCCTCGAATTCCGATGCCATTATCTTCCAGTCTAACATTCCGTCCTTTGTTGAAGCGGGTGATACTGCGACAGTGAAGGTGCGGGTCAAGGCTGGTGGCTCGACGGACACGCCCACTTTGGCGGCGGACCTTTACATCAATGAGGGTGATACCAAAGTCGAATACACATCGGCGGCGGTCTCTTCCGCTTACCAAGATTTGTCTATCGTGATTGGGGGCTCAGATATGCCGGTGAACCCAAAAACGTTGACTTGCGAAATTACTCCTGGAGCCCACACCACGGATACACTGGTGGTTTCGGCAATCTGGGTCGAATATTCCTAAGAGGTGATCAATGACCATTGCAATTACTGGATTGACCGTTACAACCATTGCGGAAGATCCGACTCCTGGTAGCCAGTACCTGCGTTTGAGGGGTGCAGGCACGTACACGGCGGCTGACTTCACTGTGACGGCTGAAGATGGACTGGGCTTCACGCCCTCGCAAGTCCATGTGCTCAACCTGACTGATCGTAATGAGTCCTGGGCTCATGCGGATGAGTCGGTAGATGCTTCTGGGCTGAAGGACGTGGCAGCCGGCACAAAGACGGACGCAGCTCACGGTGTCACCATCGGCAAACGAGCCGTTACCATTGATGTGAGTGTCGCTGGCCCTATCACGGATGACGACACGTTTATCCTTGAGTTCTGGGCGTAATCACAACACGGCCCCTCTCGGACGCTTTCGAGGTTCGCTGAGGGGTTTTTCTTCGAGGCAATCAAATGGCTGACGCAGTTACAGCGAGAACGTATGGGACTGGTTTGGGGGAGGTGGTTCACCTCACCAACATCTGTGATACTACGGGTGAGTCGGCCGTTGTTAAGGTGGATAAGAGCGCCACCCCGGCAGCTTCGGGCCTTTTGGCTATTGAAAAGGTAGTTTACAATATCCAAGGCTTTACTTATGTGTTAATTGCATTTGACCATACTGCCAACGATACCGCTGTTGTACTCGGGCCGGGAACGGGAACTATCGACCTTACCGAAGTTGGCGGGATCATCGATCCGAATAGCTCGGGCGGCACCGGGGACATCGTACTCACAACCGTAGGTAATTCCGCTAATGACACCTACGATATAACTCTCCATGTAAAATATTACGGAACCTAATAATGGCAACCGCACCTAACCGAAAACTCGAAGCTGATGATTCATCTGGCCCTGTAAAGGCTATCTCTCAAAAAGAGTTACTTGTTGACGAAACACCACATGGAGCAGATTATCGTAAGCTCTTTGCCGAAGAGTCATTCATGAATGAGCCGGTGGGGATTTTGCTCCATCCCACGCAGGATTTGAGTGAAATTGGTATTCCTGTTTCAGTGAATGGTGATCGGGTTTACATCATTCCGAATCGGAAAACTATTGTAAAGCGCAAACACGTGGCACAGCTCATGAAGGCACGGCCGGATTACATAATCCATCGCTCGGATGATCACAATGCGCCGGAATCTGACCTGAATCGAATGTACCGGCAAAGCACTTCCAAATACAACTTTGAGATTCTGAAGGATACCTCGCAGGGAATTGCTTGGTTCAAAGAGTTACGGACCCAATACACGAAGTGAATTTCAAAGAACTGTGTGAGCTTGCTGCGGAAGAGGTCAACGGTCGTCAGTTGACCTTTTCCTCTGTATTGCTTAACTCAGTTACAGACGAATTCCAAAGGAAGGTAATTCGACAAGTAGCAAAAGCTTACGCGGACATTTGCCTCTATAGCCGGCATTGGCGGTTTTTGCACAAGCGGGGCACTCTTTTGAGTTTGCGGGCAAATGTGGAAGAGTATTCTCTTCCAAATGTGGAAAGCATTGACTGGGATAGTTTGTATTTAACTAAGACTGGCTCAACTGCGCGGTGGCCCATCTACAAGGGCTCTTATGAAATTTGGAAAAATAGGGAGCGTAGTCAAAATACAGCGAATAGTATCCCGTTAGAAATAATCCGAGCCCTTGATCCGGACAAGTGGCTATTCTGGCCGGTTCCCTCAATAGCTTATACTTTGCATGGCGATCTTCGGTGGAAATTTGTCGAGCTACAAACTTTAACGGATGAACCCATTTGGGATCAAGAGTTTCACGACTTAGTTGCTCATCTTGCTGCCCGGCGGCTAGAGGGGCGGGTTAGGACCAAGGACGAAATAGTAGCCACTCTTAATGCTGGTATCGAACTCCAACAATTCCAAAGCAAGTGGGACACTTTTTGTGCTCGCTACCTACCTCAAATTTCGGGAGCCTCAACACTCCTTTAATCATGTACAAAATACTCCGTGTTACTGGTGACTATCGGGCGCGACAAGCACAAGCGAATGCAGCGAACGCGGCGCTCTATCTTGAACAGCATGTGAATAGTTCCACATCCGAAAGTCCAGACTATGGGCTCGGTGTTGTTGCCACAAATGCGAGCCAGCGAAGCCGGGAGATTGCTGCTTGGTATGCGGCTGAGGCTGGTCGGCGCTTTGATGTTGGCGGGCCAACTGATGCAGATGTTGGGTACGGGACTGGAGTTCGTGTAGGGGGAAGAGGTAATAATAATATATACCACACTAAAATGCCAGCTGTATTACTCGAACCTTGGTTTGCGTCTAACCCCAAACAAGCAGTAATGATGCACTCCCCCACGGGAGTGAATCGGGCTGCGGCTTTGCTGGCTGAAACTGTGCAAAAGTTTGTACTTCCCGGAAACACTATTGCTTTATCCATTGGTCATGCAGGAAAGCCAAGTAATCCCAGAGATAGGGGAGCAGCTATATATGGTGGCGGTACCGAAGCTGCTTGGTCTACCGCTGTTGTGGTGAAGGCTGAAAAAATTCTAACTGAAGTTCCCGCCCAAGAACAAGCACAAGAGATATCTTTAGTTGTAGCTTCGGAAGATCAATCCATTTCTGTACCTCTGGATATTGGTGCGGAAATCCGACTAACTGTTGTTCCTTCTTGAGGCTACTCAGCATGGGAAGCGCTGCATGGAAAAGGCTGACACTACTCTTTGGACCCGGCTCCTGGCGATCACTGCAAGCACCCTTGCTACTATCGCTGGTGTGTCTCTTATGCTCGGCTATAATGATCTTAAGCAAGAACAGCGAGACAACGGAGCAAGTGCGGAGACCGCTCACGCCCTTATCAACGGAATGGCAATTACGCTTGCAGAAGCAGAAGCTTATCGCAAAGAGCAAGAACGAGAAAATGGTTATTGGCAGGAGCGAATTGAAATCAACACAACACAAATACACCAAATACAAAATGACGCCGCAGCTCGACGAGACCCCTTTACAGGAACTGAGGGGGATGAACACGAAAGGCGTATTGATGCTTGTGAGCGGGGCTTGGTTGCCTTGGCCTCTTTAGAGGATAGAGTGGCTCGTAACGAAGAGCACTATGCTCAATGCCTAAAACTTATCAAACAGGGTGAGAATGACTAATGGCTTCTCCAACATTTATTGATTTTTATGACGGTTTTCCTGATCAACTCGGCGATGAGCAACATGATTTGGAAAGTGATGTTCTCAAGCTTATGCTGCATACTGCGGCTCCTACCGCGAGTTGGATAGCAGATGCGGATGTGACTAATGAGCTATCCGGGAATGGATATACAACGGGCGGGGAAGGACTGGATAATGTGACCTTCGGTGTTGATGCTACCGATAAGTCAAAGCTGGACTCTGACGGGGAAGTAATCACTGCGGGCTCTGGCGGCCTAACTTTTTCCCATTGGTCAATCATCAACTCTACGTCTGATAAGCTTATTTGTTATGGGACTTGTGACGGGGGTTCAGATATTGTGCTGGCTGAAAGCGAAAGCTTTACTTTGAACCCTGATGCCACAAATGGGTGGTTTCGGATCGGAGTAGGCACACTTTCCTAATGTTATTGTGAGGACGCTTAATGCCGCGTCTAGGTGTCCTCGCTACCGAAATGCCCGAAAGGGCTGGCGCGGCACCTAACTGAAGCGAGGCTTTAAAATGGCTTTCACTGACTTGTTCAAGCAGTATCCAAATCGCAATCTTGAGTTACGGTCTGTAGCAAAGACCGTGCATGAGTTTGGCAGGACGATTGCGCAAGAGCCTTCGGCGGCTCATTCTAATGGGTTGGACGAACATGCTCTCACTCGTCAACGTTCGTATGTAGAGCATGCTCTGGCGATGGTAGAGAGTATTAACGCCAAACCAATTCCAGACAACCCAGCAAGCCATCCGACTGATTTTGTGGTGGACTTATCCCGGCCGTATAATTTCTTTACCTCAGATGTTTCCGGCAACCAAGTACCGCTAAATGAGGCAACCCAATTGCTGGCTGAGAAGTGGCATGTGGCAGCGGTTGAACTTGTCAAATCTCAAAGTGCGGCCCTGGCCGGCTCCCTAGTGAAATTTGATTTTGAACGAGCAAAGAACAACCTGGAAACGATCTCCAAGCTGCTCGACGAAATCGAAGCTCGCCCATTCTTGGATTTGCCTGAAACGGCTGAGCCAGGCTCCAACTATGGCCCCCGCGGTTCCGCAACAGTGACGAGGTAAAGAAATGGAACTCAATAATTCACTAGACATTGCGCTCAATCTGAAGCAGCAGGAAAAGGGTGTTGGCGAGTTGTCGGATGGTAAGATTGCTATTTCCTATCCGACAATGGACCGGGACACTGCGAATGTTGCTCAATTGGATCTTACGCTTGGTACTGCAATCACCATCGTGCGGTGGGCTGTTGAGCAAGCGCGGCAAAACGGCGTAAATACAGAAGGGTATGTTCGAATGCTTCGGAGTCGGATGCAGGAAATGGAGCAGATTGTTGCTTCGGCTCCAATAGCCGGTGCATCAAGTCCCCAACCTTTACCGGGCGTAATTCGCTGACTTGACACGGAGGGGTTAGTCCCCTCCTTCCTTTTAGGATACGTGTATGGCCGACAAATTTCCATGGCTCGCAGCGGAGGGAGGGACATATTCCACGACCGGCCCATCCGTTGACCTGGACGGCACAGCTACAAACTTGGGCGCGTCCTATCCGACTCGTACATTTGCGGCGGCGGCTGCGGATACGGATGTTGACTTTGATGACGGCGACACGTGCCAGGTGCTTATTGTCAAGGACTCCAGTAATTGGGCCGCCTATTCAGGCGCGGCATGGAATGACTTGGCAACCGATACTATAACATTGGGCTCCGCAACTAAACAAGCGAGTGAGGGAACGTTGTCGAATTCGGATGCCGTTGAAGTTTACGCGCAGCCTCCATTTAGCCGGTACCTGCCAGATCCTTCCGGCAAGTCTGATGGTTTCATGACGCAAGTATCATCCGGAGAGTGGACTACATGAGGAAACTTCTCTGGCTGACTTTAATCCCTAGCCTCTGTGCTGCCGGGAATCCGCAAATGTGGTATCGGGACGGCGCGTCAGGTGTGCTTTCTTTGGGCAACCCGGAGTCTACATTCGACCACGACGACTTGGGCGGTTTTGTGGCGAATGAGCATATCGACGTTACCACTTGGGCGGGCTCGTCTAATCTTACGACGATTGGAACGCTTATCGGGGAGCTTGTCCTTGATGAGCTTGGCGTTGAATTCCAAGAAACCGACTCAATAACCGACTGCTCCGGCTTTGCAGCTACGGGCGGCGGCATTTTCTATGATGATTCGGAGGGGGTGTTCAAAAAATGCCAGGATAACGTTCTTACTGTGCTTGATACTGATAACAAAACGGTCAAGCTCGGTTGTGCGCTATCAGATAATACAACCGCTTTGACAACGGGAACCAATCTATGCCGCATTCCAATAGCTGCCGCGTTTACCATTGACACCACGGCGAATAGCGGAGTGGCGTGTGTTGTTGCTACTGCACCGACCACTACCACTATCGAGGTGGATATCAATGAAGACGATGGTACGCCAGCATCGATACTATCTACCGTTATATCGATCGACGCGACTGAAAATGAGAGTTTCGATGCGGGGACGGCGCCGGTTGTAAGTGATTCCGCGATCGCGGCCGGATCTGTCCTTACCTTTGATATCGACCAAATCGGCTCAGGTACTGCCGGGGCCGGCCTTGTATGTACTGTAATCGGGAGTTTTGACTAATGAAATATCTTGCTGCTTTTCTTTTTTTGGCATGTGGCTGCGCGGCACAAGCCGAGCTTACCTTTCCCGTCGATACGGCAGAGTGGGAGGGGCGGACCGCTTATCTAATTGTGCCGACCGATACGAATGAACTCTACCAGCTCCGATACTACCCTGACGGCTCGACGTATGGAGATTGGCCACGCCATGACGGCGATAATTTCGGCACTCCATTGCCGACCGTGGACCCTGAGCCGGAGGGGTTGGTGTATCCGATCCGATTGCTCGATGAGCCAAACGACCCTCAATTCCACTCGACGATCGAGAAGGTGGTAACAACTGTGCATTATTGCGGCCCATTTGAGTCGGATGTACGCCAACCTCCTGCGTGTGGTAGCCAGACAGACGTAATATTGAGCGTGAAGAGTAAAGAGGCTTTGCCGGAAAGCGACGTACTGCGCAACGCAAATAGCGCGGCAGGAGAGAAATACTACGAACTGTACCAAGCGGATGGGTGGGAGATTCGAGAAGCGTTGCAAAGTGGGATCAACATGGCGAAAGACCGCCAAGTCAATCTCGGATCTTTGCTGACAAGAATTGATAACGAAAATTGGCAAATCCAGGTCAACTATTTCCAAGAGATCCTTGCAAAAACTCGCAAGCTTCGCGCGCAGATCAAATGTAAGTATGATTTGAGCAATTGCTCGTATAACGTCAACGGCGCATCTGTTGACGTTGACCCCGTGACAGGCGCGGACTTCGAGACGGGGTGGCCTGAACTCCCGGAAATCCCGGAGCTTTAAGCGATGCGCGCGTTTCTTTTGTCGTTCAGCTTGGCCCTGACGCTCGGCGTTCTCGGTGGCTCATTATCCGGGGAGGATCTTTCTTCCTGGCAATTTTTGACCGGGCAAGCAAGGGCGCAGACCGTTATCAACCCGTATCGGTTTGACGGAGGTGGGGCTGACGACGCGGAGCTGTATCACGACCCCGATAATGATTTCGGGGCGGCTTCGCTGACGGCCGGCGGGTGGACGGTAGATTCTGGCTCCAGCATAACCGACTTAACGAAGCTCGGGGTCGACGATACGTCCAGACCGAATCCGGCGGATACAGAATCCCGTATTGTTAAGGTACACGGCGTTACGTTACCGAATGAGTATCGTGTATCCCTGTACTTTTACCAAACAGGCCACAAGCGGTATGTACAGAGCCCCATCATCGGCTTGTGTGATTCGACCAGCGAGGATGGTTTTGGTGCGGGACTGGCTATGTCGGATTCAAGCACGCATTGGTTGCGAGTAATAGAAACATCTGATTACTTTGACTCTAGAACAGAACGCGATAGCACAGACGTCACGCAATCGGCATTTGAAAATAAATGGAACATAATTGCTTTTGAGTGGGATAACTCAGTCGGCAGCTATGGTGAGATCACAGCACAACTATGGACGGATGTTGGAGACGGGGAACCTAACGCGGAAGATTTGGGGGCAGCAGATTACGAAGCGTCTTACGAGCTTACATCTGCGCATCCAGGAACGGATGAGTTCTGCATACGATATGCGTACAGAACTGGGGCAGAGCAGGTTGTTTCGTACATTAAAAGCCCCCGTATCTACGACTTGACTGAGTAGGAGCGATGCCCGACTGCGCGATAGTAGCGGATGAGCATACGCATATTTGCAGTCGAATGATGTGATGGCGAAGCGCACAAAGACAATGGGAAGCAAATCCAAAGCGGAAACGCCGCAGACGACAGGGCCAAACGCTTGGAGGATCAAGAGAAAATCCGATATTCGGCAAATAGCGATCATGCTCCGCACCGGGATTGATGCGATTTTGGTTGAGCGGCGTGACCGGCAATAGCCCATGTGGCTTTTAGGCGCCCCACTAGGACTTGGATTTTGGCCGGGCTCTACTGCGCAAGAGGGCACACTTGCTTCTGCAGGTCAGTTAACCCTCCAAGGAAACGCACCTACTGGATTAGTTAATAGGGTTGGGGCTCTTGCAGCGGCAGGAGTTCTTGTTCTCCAAAGCTATGCCCCGACAGGAGTAGTAAGCCAGTCTGGCACTATA